AAATATTCCGGGGCGTTGTACTCGGCATAGTCACCCATGACCTGACGCTGGCGGCGGTCAAGAGTAGAGAAACCTTCCTTTTGGTACAGATCGCGTTCGTCTAGGCCAAGGCTGCGCATCTCGCGTTCGATGATGTTCGCGGGTTTGCTTGTCGCAAGACCGGTAACTTGGCGAAGTAATGGGTCTACTGTCTGCGCGGGGCCTGCCTTAGATGCGTACTCCTGCTCCGGCAAACCAAGAAGGCGCGTCTGCGCAAACGGGACTTCGCGCAAAGCTGCACCAAGAAACGGTGCTTCGGATGTATCCCGAAGAATAGCTTCTTCTGGATTGGCTTGCGCTACAATGTCCTTAACCGTACTTCCGTAAGGGATTAGCCCGCCAATGGCGCTGCCAAGAGTTTTCTTTATGGCGTCCATTGCTTTATCGCCAAGTTTCCCTGCACGAGTAAGATCGCGTATAAGTTCGTCTGCGACATATAGGCCCGCGCCAGCACGGAACTGCGCGCCACTTAGACCTTGCAAGATGTCGGCGGAACTATACGCTTGGTCTAGGGTCCCGTCTTGGTAACGATTGATAAGATCGCCGAGCAATAAGTAGTACGGGATAGGGAAGATCGGACGCAAATCCTTTTCGGTTCCGTCCGGCATCTTGGCGGTATACCACTTGCTGCCCGCGTACTCGCTGTCTTGAAATTGCATAGCGGCGTAAACCATCGCCAAGCCCATCATGCCTTCAGACAATGCGCTGGTGTCCCCACTCATAACTTTTTCTCGACCCGCCTTAGTAAACGCTACGAGAATGCCGGGGCCGTAGCGATACTGGAAGTTCAACGCGTTAGCGATAAATCCGGGATAGCCTATGGTGACGGCCCCAACTGGGCCGCCTTGATTGTTAATTAGGTCGATAACTTTTTTAGAATTTTCGCCCAAAAACATCGGGCCGCCCTTATCTGCTTTACGCGAAAAGACGAACTGCGCCGTATCGTTGAGGGCTTTCTCCATAACTTCTTGCGGAACGGTATGGATTGTCTGGTTGGCCACCATCTCATCAAAATTAAGTCCGGCGCGTCCCGTGGCCCGGCGCAAGAAAGCCGGGAATACAGCTTTGCGGGTCATGCCGTCAGCCCACCGACCAAGAAAATTAGTAGCGTCTATCGCCTTCTCGACCTTGGAAAATTTATCGGATAACGCTGGGCGCACATTGTCCGCGCTATAAGTATCAAGAAAGTCACGAGATACTTTAGGCGCGTTACGCTGTAATTGGTCTAGGAGTTCGCGTGTTTGTTGGCGTCGGCCTGAGCCTATGTTTTGCGAAAATAAAACGAACGCATCGCCGTAGTTTATGTCACGAGTAGGACGCCCAACCACGGATCGAACTGGGTTTAGAAGAACCTGATTAAGTGCATTGTCCGCAACATTTGTCACCACATCAAGCGGTGCGTTGACGAGGCTGGAAAGAATATCGCGGGTAACTTTTGCCGCTTCCACGATAAAAGTTCCACGAATAGCGTTGCCTGATCGCGCCCAGAGAGAAGGTGGAGGGACTTCTTTGTTGAATTTTTGAGCAATATCAACAGCGCCCTCTGGGATTTTGTTTGCTGCACCACGAAGATAGGCAAGGGTACGACCTGCATCGCCGACTGTCTGCCGAACGCCAGTCATAATCTCCATCCAGTCTTCTTCTTGGATGATGTCGTATTTCTTGTATAGGTCCTGCACCGTCTCCGGCGGTAGGGTGTTAGCGTGGAAATGCTGACGAAAGAAATCAATGAATGGGACTTGACGATCCCATTGCAGGTTAGCAGTCGTTAAATAATCCGCCGCAAAGTCCGCGACCTTCTTGTTGACAGGCAACTTCGTCGTAGGATTAGTAAGGTCTTTCTTCTCAAGATTGAGAAGCGCGGCGCGGCCCTGCTCTTCCGTAACTTTCGGAGCAGGCGGTACTTCAAGTTTCGGTGCTACCGCAGCTTCAGGGATTACCGCTGCTTCGGGGGCTACCGCAGCTTCAGGGATTACCGCTGCTTCGGGGGCTACCGCAGCTTCAGGGATTGCCGCTGCGGCCACGGGGGCTTCCGGCAACTCAACAGCTTTAGCTATCGTGGTTGGCACAACAGGGGCCGGAGCAACAGGCGTAGCAACTGCGGCCATCTCAGGGGAGAGTGCAGCACTCGGAGCCGCGCTGGGGCCAGTAGCAAAGCGGCCAGCAGCCGCGCTAAGTTCTGGCGCTGCGCGGGTGAAACCCCTCGCGATTGGTTTAGCCGCAAACGGCGCGGCAAGAAGCCCAACGTTGAGGTAATCCTCAAGTGTTCCGCGACCGGTTAAAACGTCACCGGCGCTGCGTTCGGTTGTTTCAATACCGAGTATGCCTTCAGTACCGGTTTTGATATTCCTAAGTATATTACTGGCGTAGTCGTTGGCTCGGCGTTCATCAAAACCCGGAATTAAATCTGCTAAAGTTGCAAAACCGGATTGAAGTGCATCATACACGCCACCCGTAATTGTGGTGGGGGTGTATGCTTTTAGTTCCGGCTGCCGGTTTGCGATGAGACTAATCTCTTCGGTCGGCGCATCGGCTTGCGTCTGGTCAAAAGGTACGGCTGGCGAACGTGCGACAATAGGGGCCGCAAGTAGCGGGCCTTTGTAGTTCTTTGCGATCCAAGCATCAGCCGCAGCTTTAAGTTCATCGTTGCTGTTAAGCGACGTTACACCGGGAAGCGTAATCGTCTCCCCAGTGGCAGGAATTTTCAGGAATACTGGTTCGCCTTTCGGCTTCTCCTCGGCCATGAAGGCTCCTTATTTTCAGAACGTTTTAGAACCGGTTGGTCTGGGCGGTGGCGCGGGAGTATACCCAGCGGGTTTTGGCGATTTCAGGCCAGTCCTAATCTGCCGTGTCGGGTTCTTTGGATCAACTGCCACGATACCATCTGCTGTAGTAATGAACCGATACGATGTCGAACTGCCGCCATCACCACTGCTGCGACCGTCACCACGAGCAAAGCGTTTTTCATCAAGCGCCAAACTACGGGCTTGAAAAGCGGTCATCTGCTTCGGGATCGTCAGAACAAGGTCGTTTGTATCTTCGTCACGAATTTGAATCGCATCGCCAACGTCGATCTCGCGTGTCTTGGTAGGCATCTTCTTATCAGTAACGGTAGTCGAACCGTCGCTGAATGTAAGCCGCACATTGCCTGTGGCTGGATCGCGGTCACGGTTGAACACTTGTTTCGTCCGGAACGCTTCTTCCTGCACAATCTTAAACGCCTCTGCGGGGTCTGCGTTTTCAAGAACGCCGCGCTTGCTTTGTGGCAAAGACGATGCGAATTGCTTAATGAATGCGCGCTGCTGCTGCTCTTGCTGCGTCTTCTGCTGCAACTGGGCAATCTGATACTGAGCGTTCAGCTTTTCCATCTGCTGCTTGCGCACGTTCTGAAGAACAGCGGACGGAGCCTCAGCACCTCGGCTACCTGCGGCGCGAAGTACTTGGCCAACCGCAGCTATTTTTTCAGCAGTTGACAGCGGGCCAATGCCGCCACTCATGAGAGCCTGCATATCCTGAATGTATTTTGCCGTCGGCGAAAGCGCGGGCTGTGCTGCTCCGGGCTGTGCTGCTCCGGGCTGTGCTGCTCCGGGCTGTGCTGCTCCGGGCTGTGCTGCTCCGGGCTGGGGCACGACACCTGCCATATCAATAGAAGGCATAGCGCCAACAGAACGCACTACGCCACCCCGTGGTGTACGTTTCGGGATCAATGTTTGCAGTAGAGCGTTTATCGACATCTAATTATCTCCTCCGCTGTAGAAGTTCAAGAAGAGTACCAAGCGCCTCAGCAGCCGTACCAACTTGGCTAAGCGTTGACTGGCCGGGGGAAGTTGTCGTCTGCGTGATCGGAGACGGAAGACCCTGCGAACCCAAAAGCAATGTTCGAAGCTGCTGCTCTGGGAAGCCGCGCTGTTCGAGGAAGTCCTTGTAGGCCAGATCGAGGTTCTCTTGGGCCATGCCACGCTGCGCTTGACCCGTACCCTGAAGCATCGAAGCGTAAGCCTGCTGATTGCCAAGCGCCTGTTGGCCGTAGCCCGCAAGAGCCTGTGCACCCGCAAGCTGCTGTGCTGGCAGATTTTGTGCAAGCCCAGCGGCTTGCGTGTATCCCTGATTATACAGGTTCGCCAGCGTCTGCTGAGTATTCAAATCCTGCTCGGCTGCAAGCTGCGCTTCGTATACACCACGACGTTCGTTACCGAATGCCCGCGATGAAGCAAGCTGTGCCCGCGTTGCTGCGTCACGTTCAGCGCGGCTCTGTGCAAGGCGGGCCATCGTGGCGTCGATGACGTTGGTCTGGAACGGCGACATGAAGCCGGTAACATCTTGCTGGAACCGCTGTGGCGTGTAACCCGCTGCGCTCTGAGCAACCTGTGTGGCTTGGTTAAGCTGCGGCGTGCCAACTTGCTGGGTCGCGGCGTTGATTGCGGTCTGGAAACCCTGTTCTTCAGCAGGACGGAACTGCGCAATGCGCGGCCCTTGATATGCCTGATACGGAATGGCCGCGACTTGCTGTGCGGCTGTATAATTACGCGCCAGAATATCCTGAATAAAAGGATTGAGCGCCTGAGTTTGTGTAGTAGTTTCCGCCATTATATTCCCCAAGCGGTTTGGCCGCCTAATCCTTCGTCATTAACACAAAACAAAATGAATTGACAGCCCATTACTACTGCACCTGCATTACTGATAGTAGGCAAGATGGCCCGGATGGAGCAAATGCCGTTGCAGGAGAAGCATGGAGTTCAATGTTAGTGCTATTAGCGGCCCACATCAACTCAATGTAATCGCCAGCAACTAATGAAAAGAAGTCATCGCGGCCTGACGCCATGTGGCCACCGTTGATGTCACTTGTTGACAAGAACGTACTTGCCGAAACATCTGTTCCATTTTTCCTGAACCAAAAATATGTAGTTTTTGCGCTGCTGTTATTGGATAGAACTGTAAAATGGGCTGAGAAATTATAGATGCCAGCTTCCGTTACAACGATCCGAGAGGCAGGCGATCCGATTGAAACGCCGTTACTTTCTTCAGTTGTGTCGAATGTAATCGCATACGCCGTATTCGCAGCGGCAGGAGACACACTAGCGGTCTTCTTAAACTGGCCGTAGAACCCGTTGTATATCAGCTTGGCGGGGGCGTAGATACCAACGTCCTGACCCTTCTCGTAAACATTATTCGAGAAAAGTTCTATGAGGCGGTTGCGTTGCGCTTCATAGTTTGGGTCGTACTGAGCAGGAGGTGGAGGTAGCTTAATGCTCATCGACGCCCACCCGGAATTGCGTTAAGGCGCTGGACACCAACACGCCAATCAGACGGCGTTGTGGTTGTTACGCGCATCTTTATCTGGCGTCCGTTGAAACGAACCGATGTCGGCTGTGTCAAACTATATGGACCGTAGGTTGTCTCTTCACTTGTCGGATAATAGCGCGTCTTAAATGTGGCGGAGACGCTACCCTGATTGCGTTCGTCTGGGATCATCTCGTTGATATAAAGGATTTGATCGCCGTTTCCAATCTGGAACGGACCGCTCTCGGCGTAAGGAAGCGCGTCGCTGTAGTTCAGGCCGACTTCGTGGTCGTAGATGAATCCGTCTGTGCCAACCATGACTGGGTTACGAAACACGCTGCGATCCGTACCCGCTGTACGGGCCAGCGTGCCAATCGTCCAATGGTTCTCTACATAATCCCACGCAACGTAGCTGTCGTTCTCGTTAGAGTTAGCCGACGGATAGAACCACCAGACTTCGTTGTACTGCGCGTTGTTAACAGCGTAGACTTTGGAGATTTGGTTCGTGTTAATGTTGTTAAAAACGTAATCGTAAACTTCACACGGCAGAGGCTTGACGTAACCATCGTAGATGTGGAAGCCCTTCTGGCCCATCCATACCGCCATATTGTCAAGAACAGCAACGCAGTTGGCAGACGCAGCGCCGCAAGCACGACCTGCAATTTCTGCTTGATAAACAAATGGTTGGCCCACGTATGTCAGAGTGTGCGCGTCAATGTCTGTCAGGATAAGGTTCTGGCCGCGAACGCGCTTACCGGTCATAATCCGCCCAGACGTTTGCAGTATGATGCTGCCCGCCAGATTGGTAGAAGCGGCTGTCCAGATGGTATTGTTTTCGAGATCGGACCACGCAACCTTACGGCCATCGCCGGAAGCACCAAGCGCAAACAGGGAGCGTTCGGCAGTTACAAGAAGACCAATGCAGCTTGTCGGCGCGTTGGTGATTACAGCGGCTTTTGTTGGCGTTGTGTAATCAAGCTGCCACTCATACAGCTTGCCGTCAGACGTTGAGCAACCGACAAGATATTCGCCCCAAGTGTCTAGTGACCATGTGGTAGCCGCCGTTACCGAGCCAGTATCCGGACGAGGTATGCCGTAATAACCACTGCCGTAAGTACCAATCCCGTAACCCGCACCCGAAGAAGCGTTGTCAGAACCTACGGTAAAACCAACAGGCGTAATATCTACCAGAACATTGGATTGTGTTACCGCATAAAGTTTCGACGAAGTTCCGATAGCCATGAGGCGTACATCGCTGTTCGTCTTCCACGCAAGCAAAGAGCGGGCCTTGCCCGTTAGCACGGTAATGTTGCGCTTCTCCCACCCGCCAACCGGCTCCATAGCGCCTTCTGTCCAGCGCACAAGATTAACGTCGTACCACCGCCCGGCGGACTGAAGTTCAGTGCCGTTGCGAAATACGCCGGGAGGAATGTTAATCGGAATGAGCGCCATATTTTTATCCGTACCTAAAGTCTTAGGTCTTATATCACTTCTTGGGAATTTTTACAGCCTCTTCCCATGCTTCTATTGTTCGGCGGTGACGCAATGCGCAGTCACCATATTTAGCTAATATATCGACTTCCCATATAGCACGCTCAGGATCAATAAGCGTAGCTGGTGGCGAGGGAAGCGGCGGGCAGTTACTCGCTAGGTTCGCTGGCGGCTGCGGCATTGGCGCGATTGACGCCGCCTTCGAGCAGCCCGATAAGACGAGGGTCAGGAGCACAATCAGCAGAAACAGCAGGCAAAGTCTTATATATCTCGCGGATTGTTTGCTTTTCTGCGGTGACCACGACATCGGCTTTATCTCGTTCGGATTGGTAGAGCGTTGAAACCTCATCTATTTTTCCTTGCATTTGCTGGCGCTGCTTCGCAGCTTTTTCCAGAACCGCAGAATACGCGGCATCGCACTGCCAGTCTTTGACCTTCCACCCGGCGGTAAGGCCAATAGCAAGAGCGCCTGCCGCCACATAACCCATGATCGGATCAATCCGCACCATTTATTTTGCCCCATTCTCTCACCGCAAATATAGTAGCACAAGCCGCAATCGTAGCCGCCAAGTCCGTAAGTGAGATTGACTGGCTGTTTACAATGGGCAAGGCTACCGCATTTACAATAACACCGCAAGCAATACCGACACATGTGACTGGACGCCACCAAACCCGGACACGCTCAAGCAGCGCGGTCTCAAGTTCTTTAATCGTCATTTTGGGTCGGGGTATTTAGCGTGCGGAAGTTCCCAATGCGGGCCGTCCTTAAACGACTTCCAGTCCCCGCCCCAAGTGATCGACACATTCTCAAGATGCGCTGCCTTCTTCATGGCCTCTTCAATCTTATCGAACAGCGGCCAGTCCCAACGAATGCTACCCGCTACATACGGCGCGATGTCAACCGCAAAGCCGTGAATATGGCGCGAACGCATCGTCTTGGTCGCGCCTTTGGCGAATAGTTCTTTCTGCCGTGCGGGGGTTCGCAGCCCTTCGATGACAGTGAAGTCAATATCGGAAATGCTGATGGCGCGTTTAACGACGCGCATCAAATCGGGATGCACACCACGAAGGTTTAACAGGGAACGTGGGCCTAGCTTAAACGCCATTACCGATCTGCCTTGTTGTCCAGCTTGTCTTCAATCCGGCGGAGGTGCATCATAACCTCGTCGAACTTCTTGTCGATGCTGTTGAATTTCTCGTCGCCGAACTCCAGCTTCGTCTCAAGAATTGCAAGACGATTGCTTAACTGCGTCCACACACCAATGATGGCGAAGATGCCCGCAACGACGGTGAGAAGCGTGTCGATGCCGAATGACATGTCCATTAGATAGTCCCTTCTACCCAAGCCAATGTGGCTTCATCCCAAGTGTATACCTTACCGTCGTCTGGGCGTGGTGTTGGTGCGTCCCAAAGGCAGGTGTCTTCGTTGAGTGTCCACGACGCGAAAGGCTGTGGCGCGTAAAAAGCATCGCGCTCTGCGTCGTATGTATCGCCAATGCCCGCGTAGTTCTTACGTAGTGGTTGGCCGTTTGGGTGTTGGCCGCCGTAGGTGTTGTACGATGTCTGCACAAAAAGCGATGGGTCGCCAAACGCGCCCGTGTCAATAACATCCTGTTCGATAACCAGAACTTCGGTGACGATGCCGTCGATAACTTTTGCAAAGTGGCTCATGCTGTGTAACTTCCAGATGAGTTGAATTGGAGAATTGTGTTTGCGCCGCTAGTCGTAACCGTTGGCGAACCGGTGGTTGTGCCGCTGTAGTCGGCTGTTGGGATCGAAAGGATGACTACGCCAGAACCGCCAGCGCCACCAGTTACGGACATACCGCCACCACCACCACCGCCAGTGTTAGCAGTGCCGGAAACGCCTGTATTAATAGTGCCGTCACCGCCGCCACCTGCCCCGCCGGTTCCGGGGGTTCCGCCTTGAGAGCCGCCACCGCCACCGCCTGCGCGTGTAACTGAAGTTCCTGTAATAGATGACGCAGCGCCAGCGCCGCCGTTACCCGCAACACCGCCCCCCGCAGCGCCTCCGACGGCACTTGCGCCGCCACCACCACCGCCATGACTAGCGAAGATTTCGCCAATCCCGCCAGCAAAACCTTGGCCTGATACGCCAGTACCCGCTACATTCGTGCCGTCGGTCTGACCTCCAGTACCGCCACCAGAACCGCCGTTTGAACCGTTCTTTGGAGAGTTGCCGCCGCCGCCGCCGCCGCCAGTAGGCGCTATGGAGTTAAAAGATGAACTAGAACCGCTTGATCCGCGCCCGCCAGTTCCGGTTGCCGCACCGCCAGCGCCAACCGTGATAGTATATGTCGTGCCCGGTGTTAAAGTCGATGTGCCTGCGAGATAGCCACCCGCACCGCCACCACCACCACCAGAGCCGCCGCTACCACCGGCTCCGCCCCCTGCGATGACGAGATAACTGGAAGAGTAAGGCGCTTTGCTTCCGCCCATCCCGGCCAAGGCGCACATAATGCCAGTCATTAAGTTAATCCTGCGCCTGAAATCACCCAAGTTGTAGAAGCAACCTTTACGCAAGTCACAAGGCCGTATTGCGCCAGTGTGCGTGAGCCTGTGTTGGCCGTTCCCGCTTGGCGCAGTGTGTCGGTCGTAATGCTGATTGTCTGGTTGCTGCCGCTGTTGTTATATAGGGCGATGGCTGTGCCGACAGGGAACGCGACAGAGGCGTTGGCTGGGATGACCCAACCGCCGGTCGTGTTGGAAACCTGCTTGCCCGCGTCAGACAACGCCAGCGTGTACGCGCCGGTCTGGGCGTTTTGCGGCAAGCCGCGATAGCCAATGCTATCCGCAGCTATAGTTCCCGTAGCCGTAACAGTGACATCTTGGTCGAGTGCGGTAATGTCAGTATTAGCGCCAGAGGCTGCTTTGGCGTTAAGCTGCGTCTGGATGGCGGATGTCACGCCATCGAGGTAGCTAAGTTCCGTTGGGCTAAGCGTAGCGCCATTGGCGGACACGTTACCCGCAATAGTCAGCACTTTGCCCGCGCCGACGTTTACGCCGACAGACGTTCCTGTGCCATTCGCAGCAAAGAGCGCGTCGAGTTGATCGAGATCGGTATTGAGTTTTGTTCCCCAAGTATCGGCGGATGCGCCAACTTCAGGTTTAGTCAATCCAAGGTTTGTTGTGGTTGTATCAGCCATTTAATTCCTCACGCAGCTTGCTGCCATATTTCTTCTGTAACAGAAATTGGCGTCCATGTCTCGCTTGTTATTGATTGTGGTGTCCAAGTTTCTGTAATTACTTCGACGGGTGTCCAAGTCTCGGATGTATCGGTCGCAGCCGTCCACGTTTCAGGCGTGATTGGCTGCGGCTCCCACTTCTTCTTGGCGTCAATGACGACGCTAGATTGCGCGTTACAAGTAACAGATGTCGGCGTCTTGCGAACCACGGACACGCTTGTCGATGATACCGCGTTCGATGTGGCGTTGATATTGAACACGCCCTGCAACAATACAGAGACGCTGGAGACGGCGCTAGAAACACAAGAAGCGGGTTGGATACGAGTTGCCGCCACCGCCGCGCTAGATGTTGCAGTAGAGGCTACAGCAGCGTTCTGAATGCGTTGCGCCGATGCAGACGCACTTGATGCAGCGTTGGCCGTAACCGCAATGGTCGTAACCTGCTGCGCGGCTACAGTCGCGGAGGATGTTGCCGTATCAGAAACAGCGGCAAGCAGGATACTTTGCGCGGAGACGGCAGCACTAGACGCGGCGCTGACAGATACTGACGCCCCAATGGGGTCTTCGCCGTAGCTGCCAATACCATATAATCCGCTACCGTATCCCGCAGGGATACTGGCAGTAGAAAAAGGCCCGTCGCCGTAAAGACCGCTGCCGTAGCCAGCCATCTAATTAGTCCAGATTGATGTCGAAGTCGCCCGCAGGAATACGGAGAACGTCACCGCTTGCAATCGTCTTGCTCGTGGTCAACGCACCATAGGCAAGCATATTGCCGCTTGTGGCCGCATCGAAGACAGCAGCATAGGTCACTGTGCCCCATGATGCAGTCGCAGTTGGGAACTCAGCCGCCGCTGTATTGGACGCCTGATTGGTCGTGACTGTGAACGCAATCGTCTGACGAGCGTAAGAGCCGCCGGAGACTTCCGTACCACCGCCGCCTTCGCCGGGATCAGACGTAAAAAGACCGACATACAGAGTAGCAGGCGCGGTGTATGGCGTTGCACCAAACACATGACCGAGAACTTTGTTCTCAAGATAATTAGAAAAACTCATCCGAAAGTCCTTATCCGTGCTTTAAGTTTAGACGAACCAATACGGGCACGCTCATCAGCGATACGCATATCTTCTACCAGCTTCTCATAAATAGAAGCCCAGACGCCAGTACGTTCATCTTCCTTCAGATACGGCGCTGACTGCATCAGCGTGCCGTATAGGTAGATGTCTGGACTTTCAGTAAGCAGCCAATTAGTCGGCGCTGCGTCGGACAATGCGGGTAGCTTGGCGTAATAAAGAAGTTCGGCGTCGTAGCTTCCATCGGGCTGCGGGAGAACTTCGAACTGCTGGCCGATAGTCGTGTAGAACATCGGCTGGTTCGCCGCGCTGTACATCTGGCTATCTTCGAGAAGTTGCTCTGGCGTTACGAATACAAGCGGGGTGATAGGGTTTGTGTTCAACTGAAACCGGATCGTTTCTTTCCAGTCAGTAGGAACAGCAAAGTACGGCGTATCCATAGTTGCGGTCGCCCGCGTCACCATCTTGCGGTGACGGATTTGGCGGGTCATCTGCGCTTCAGCAAGCGAGATAAAGTTGGGTATAGCCGCCGTCAAATCAGACCGATTGAGCCAATCGGCGACTGCGGTCTTCAACTCTGAATACGTCGTAATCGCCATTAGACAGTCCCCGGCCTTGTGCGGAAGTAACGATTGTCAGGATCGTTCAACCACTTCTTCATCGCCTCTTGGTCTTGTGTGATACCTTGGCGCTCAAGTTCATAATACACAGAAATCGGGATGCTGCCAACCTTTGTCCATTCACCCCAGCGTTCCGGCGCGGCGTTGAACTCGCGCTTGTTCTGCTCGATGATTGCCGAAACGTCCTGCTCTTTCGAGATGATCGCTTCGTCCTTCTCGGCATCGTAATCGTAAAATGTTTTGACGCCGGTGAAAGCATCGTCGTTGATAAGGCGTTTAGTCATAAAACCCTCAATAGTTAGATGAGGGGGCGTTATGCCCCCTCACCCAAATAGACCTTCTTACGAAGTGGTCAAGTCGGCTACGATACCGTGCGCAGCTTGGTTGTTTACCTTCAAGCCATACTCGACGAGGAGCAGAGCCTTCTCGGCGTCACCGGTTTTCGCCAAGTCCATTTTCTGGATTGGACGAAGAACTGCCAACGATGCGTAATCAGGATCAACGATGAACGCATCGCGGTCACGCTGGAAGCGGTTAGGAACGATGTTAACCGTACCGAAGTCAGACACATAAACGTCGGCTGCGCCGATGATCTGTGCCTGCTTACCAGCAGGAACGTCGCGGAAGCGAGTTGCGATACCGGTGAATGCAGAAGCGGCGGTCTTGTTGAAAGGACCAACCATCAGCATCTTAGGCGTACCACCCGAAGTCCAGACGCTCTGGATAACGGTCTTCAGCAGGGCCTCAGTGAACGCACGCTGCGTACCATCGGTACGAGCAGCAGTTGGGGTCGAGCCAACAGTCGGGTTCGCACCGCCTGAACCGAACGAGGTGTTCGAAGTCAACCATGCAGGCAGACCAGCAGTACGACGTGCAGTGGTGGTGTTACCAGCAACCGAAGCTTGGTTGGCAAGCAATGCGCTTTCCATGTCGCGCTTCAGTTCCGAACCCAGCTTTGCAAGCTGATAGGTCATTTCGTTACGACGACCAGCCTTATCGACTGCTTCAAGCGTACCGGAGATTACGACGTTCTTCGTGCTGATCTGCGTGTAGTTACCAACGCGTGAGGTTGGGTTGACAGCAGTGAACGAAGAAATGTCGTCACCTTCGAGTGCGGCGTTAGAAGCCGAGGCAGCGGCCAAAACGTCGGTCTGCCATTCGAAGTAGGTGTTCTTGACGCTTTCGCGGCCAATGTTCGAAATGAACGGAGTTTCTTCTGGCGAGATGTTATAGATAACGTTCGACAGGTCTTCACGAATACCGATAGCTGAGTACCGGGTAAAAGTATTTGCTACAATAGCCATTAGTTCACATCCTTATTAAATGAGTTTATCCAACAGGGCCGCTGCGTCTGCGACACGGCCTGTACGCGCAAGGCGCTGGGACGCTTTCTTTACATCGGAAGAACGTGTGTTGACTTGAGTACCTGAAGAACCGGGGCGGACGATCCGCGCAACCTTCTTTGGCTGTGCTTTCACCTTTTCCACTTTCTTCGAACCCTTATCAAACATCATCGCTTTGCGCAGGATTGAGACGTGACTGGCTTGAACAAGTGCATTCAGGTCGCGTTCGCTAAACCCATTGTTTATAGCCCATTCACGAAGTTCCTTAGCTTCGCTTTGCATTGTACTTTCGTCTTTCCATTCAGGAATGACTTCCGTGAGTTTGGCGCGCTCTGACTGCACAATGTTAGCCAATGCCCGCTGTTGCTCTTTGGCCATCTCTTCAGCAATCCGCTGCTGTTCAGTGTTAATAGCCTGAAGTTTAGCGGCTCGTTCCTGACGAGACTTATTCCAATGCCGTTCTAACCGCGCCGCCTCAATGGGGTCTTCATTATAAAGATTGTCCCAATCAGGCTCAGCTTCGGACTGCACCTCAAGTTGTGCTTTAAGCACGGGGAGCAATTCCGCGTATTGAGCGCGTTCCATACGGATCGCTTCGGCTTCGCCTTGGAACGACTTACGTTCTTCAGCTAACGCCTGAGTTTTCCGTGTGTAATCCGAATAACGAGAATAACCTTTCCGAAGTTCGTCAAGGGTGACTTCCGTTTCTTCACCGTCAAGTTTAACCTTGATGGTTAGATCGTCAGGAAGTTCCTGTTCGATAACCTCTTCTGTGTCGTACTCTTCATCCGGGTCAGACTCTTCGGCTTCATCTTCTTCCGAGTAATTCTCGGCGTCAGTTTCTTCCGCGTCGTCCAGAGCCTCTTCAGGCTCTTGCGCCTCGGCCTCGTCTTGGGTGTCCTCATCAGGGCCAAGCAGTTGGTCGATGGCTAGTGTTGCTTCGTGGAGGCCGATCCCACCACTGGGGTTGCCGACTTGTTCCGTCATATAGCACCTTCTTTATTAAATGTTAACTCCTTGATTTGGCGACTAAGCCGTCGTCAAGGATTGCCTGTAGGCGGGCTTTCAACCGCTCAAGTCCTTTGAGCGTGTGAAACATGTCAGAGCGTCCGCTATAGTCAGTATGGGCTGACCTACGCCACTCTTCAAAAATATCTCTTTCCACTGCGTCGAATGCCTCCTTGAGAATCTCATCCTCAAGAAGACGCTTTGCGTGGTTAGCTTTCGTAATAGGGTCCATTATATCAACGTCGTCCTAGCGATTGGTGTTAGTTGTCGTTGAGGATTGCGTTTGTGTAGCGGGGGTTCCTGCTGAAAAAACGCGGCTGTAGTTCGGCGTAAAGAACATAGCTTCTGGGCCAAAACCGTACCGCTCGTAATCCGTAATGTTTGGATTGGCGCGCATATCTTGGCCCGTGCCAAGCCCTGTGCCCGTGCCCGTGCCAAATGGGGAAACGTAGGTCGATGTTGTGCCTGTGCCGCTGCTGTTATTAAGAAGGGTTGATAGAAGATCGCCTCCGACACCAAGAAGGGTTAGAATATCCA